TATTCAAGATTTGAAAATGACACTGAAAATCCAGATTTTATAACTGGAAATGAATTTGCAAGAGTTGGACTAATTCAAAATCCACAACAGTATGGATCATCTAGTTTACTCACATCAGATAAAGCATCTGCTACTTATGCATTAAAACTGATTGGAATTGGATATAGTTCTGCAACTTTTACAGCAGATACAGAAATTACACAGAAAGTTGGTGTTGGATCAACAGCAGTTGGAAGAGTAGTTTCATATGATCAAACCACAGGTGTTCTAAAATATTGGCAAGATAGAACAAATGTTGGATTTAATAGTGATGGAACAACAAATTCATCTCCTAAATATGGATTTGAGTGCTTAAAATTTGATGGTAATGCTAAAGCATTTGATGGTAATGTTGATATTTTGGGAGGATCTGCTACTTTACAGATAGGAACATCATTTTCAGGTATAACTACCATAATAAATAATAGGACATACAATCTTGGACAAGAATTTGTTCTAGGTGTTGCACAACCTGAATCAAAACAATATTCAGGTAACATTGTCTATGTAGATAATAGACCTTCTATAACAAGGTCATCATCACAAAAAGAAGACGTCAAAATCATTTTGCAATTCTAAAGAATTATGCCACAGGAAACTAATCTCAACGTTGCCCCCTATTTTGACGATTTTGATGCAACAAACAATTACAACAAAGTACTTTTCAAACCTGCATATCCTATACAGGCAAGAGAATTAAACACTCTTCAATCAATTCTACAAGGACAGATTGAAAGTATGGCAGATAACCTTTTTCAGGAAGGTTCTGTTGTAATACCTGGAAATACTTTTTATGATGCTAGTTTCTCTTGTATTCAGATTCAATCTGAATTCTTAGGCATTCCTGTATCATTATATCTTGACCAATTAGTTGGAAAGAGAATAACTGGAAGAACATCTGGAGTTACTGCAAAAGTAGTTACCACTATTACTAATGCTCAGTCTGACAGAGGAACATATACACTTTATGTAAATTATGAAAATTCAAGTTCTGATGGAACATCAAGAAAAGAATTTTTTGATGATGAAGTATTAACTATAGATAAAGCAATTACATTTTCTACAACATTTATTGCAGCAAATGAAGGTTTTGCCAATACAATAACCAATGAAGCAGCACAAACTGGTACGGCATTTACTTTAAGCACAGGAATATATTATCTTCGTGGAAATTTTGTAACAGTATCAAATCAAATTTTAATTCTTGATCAATATTCTACAAATTCAAGTTATAGAATTGGTTTCCAAATCAATGAAGAATCTATTAATGCAGATGATGATCCCCAACTATATGATAATGCAAGTGGATTTAATAATTATACAGCACCAGGTGCAGATAGATTAAAAATTACTGCTACTTTAGTTAAAAAATCGTCTAATGATTATGACACTCAGGGATTTATTCAAATTGCTGAAACAATTAATGGATTTTTAACATCTAATAACACTTCTTCAACACAATATTCAACTATTGGTGCTGAAATGGCACAAAGGACCTTTGAAGAGTCTGGTCATTATTATATAAAAGAATTTACAACCAAGATAAAAGAAAGTCTTAATAATTTAGAAGGAAATAGAGGAGTTTATAAATCAAATCAGGCAACACAATCTGGAAATAGACCAAATGAAGATTTGATGATTTATCAAGTCTCTCCTGGAAAAGCATATGTGAGAGGTTATGAGGTAGATCTTCTCTCTACAAAATTAGTTGATGTTGTTAAACCTAGAACAACAAAAAACATTATAAATCAAGGTATAAATTTTAATTTTGTACCAACATTTGAAGTTAATAATGTATTTGGAAGTGCTCCAATTGGATTTAATACTACAAATACCATTTCTCTTAGAAATCAAAGAGTGGGAACTGCTGCAACAATTGCTGCTGGTAAAGAAATAGGTCAAGCAAGAATATATGATTTTGCTCTTGAATCTGGTGCTTATGATTCTGCTGCACCTAAAACAAATGTTTGGGATTTATCACTTTTTGACTTAGAAGTTAATACAGATCTTACTGTTAACGTAGATACTTCTCTCTCAGTACCAACTCACATTGAAGGAGAAAATAGTGGAGCAAGTGGGTTCTTAAGATATGCTGCTGTAGGAACAGCTGTTACAATATACAATACAAAAGGTGAATTTGTACTTGGTGAAAGGATTAAATTTGATGGAATAATTGATAATGCTAGATTTATTACAAATGTAAATAATAATTCTATTTCTGATGTAAAATCAGTTCATGCACAAGTTGGAGCTGGGGCAACTTTTAGTGCTGATTTAATCCAATCATCATCATTATCATTTCAACAAGCAACTTTAACAGCAATAGATTCTAGCACTGGTATTTCAACTGTTACCAGCCCATCAATGGCAGGTAATACTTTTGTTGGAGTAGTAACAACTGGAAATTTGATATCCTTCCAAAGACCAAATTTAATTGTTCCTTCTATAGCAAGAGTTAGTTCTGTTGGATCTACTAATTTTACTGTTACTGGAGTAACTACTGTAACAAATGTTGCTGATGGCGCTCTTCCGTCAGCAACATTTACAGCAACTGGACTTGAAGTTCTTACTTCTAGGTTCCAACAAACGAATGGAACTGTAAATGAAAGATCATTATTCAGTGTACTTCCAAAGAAATTTGTTCAATCCGTTAATCTTGATAGATCCTCTGCTTTTCTCAGAGTAAGAAAAGAAATTACTATTGCTAATGGAGAAACTGGAATTGTTTCAGTTGATGACACTAATAATCAAACATGGCAATCATTTGATGAGGAGAGATATTCTCTTCAGAATGCTGATGGAACAACACAAGTTTTGACTGCTGATAAGATTACATTCAATGGTCAAAAAACAACTTTAACAATAAAAGGACTGGTTGGAAGTGGAAATGCTGTTCTAATTGGAACTGTAAATCAAAGATCAATAACATCAAAGATAAAGTTAAAAAAATCAGCACAAAGTGTTATAATTAATAAATCAAATAATCCAGCATCTGGATTAGATGCTGTGGGAAAGGAAGGAACCACTTTAAATGATGGATTAGAATATGGAAATTATCCTTTTGGAACTAGAGTACAAGATAATGTAATTTCATTAAATGTTCCAGATGTAATTAAAATTCATGGAATTTATGAATCATTAGATACTAATGACCCCCAACTTCCCTCTTTGACTTCCAATAACATGACTGGACCCACTGGTTCAACATTGGATTTGATTGTAGGAGAAACATTTGTTGGGCAAACAAGTGGTGCAAAAGCAATTTATCTAAAACAAAATTCTACATCTTCAATTGGTTATTGCTATAAGAACAATAATACTTTTCAATCTGGTGAAGTTTTAATTTTTGATGAATCTGGCGTCAATGCAACTGCTGCTGATATTAATTCTGGATCTCCAGTTGTTACTGATAGGTATAATTTAGATTCTGGGCAAAGATTGGAAATTTATGATTATGCAAGAATTGTTAGAAGACAAAGTTTTGATCCATCCAACAAAAAACTTTTAATTTACTTTACTGCAGCAGATTATGATCCAAATGATGAAGGAATTCTTACTACAGCAAATTCTTATGTAAATTTCAATTATGGTAATGAAATTTCTCAAATTAATAATATCAGAAATACTGACATTATTGATGTAAGACCTAGGGTTGCAGAATATACTGTTGCTATTGATAAAGCATCTCCTTTTGAATTTGCTGGTAGATCTTTTTTAAATGAAAAGCACAGTGCTAAAAATATTTTAGCATCTGATGAATCAATGACCATAGATTATAACATTTATCTTGGTAGAGCAGATAGACTTTTTATAAAAGAAGATTCAAATCTTGAGGTGAAATTAGGCGCTCCTGCAGAAATACCAGAACTTCCAGATATTTTACCTGGCGCACTTAATATTGCAAATATATACAATCCACCATATCTTTTCAATATAAAAGATTCAAAAACAAAGTTTGTAAATCATAAGAGATATCAAATGAGTGATATCTCTAAACTTGAAAAGAGAATACAAAATCTTGAGTATTACACATCACTTAATTTACTTGAGCAATCTACTCTAAATTCATTTGTTTCTGACGCTAATGGATTGAATAGATTTAAATCTGGCATTTTTATTGATAATTTCTCGTCATTTTTGCCACAAGATACAACAATTGGTATAAGAAATAGTATTGATCCTGTAAAAAAAGTTTTAAGACCTGCCCATTATTCAACAGCAATAAATTTACAAGTTGGTAATTCTACTATTCCTGGTCTTACTGGAGTAACAGCAGCTAATGCTGATTCAAGATTTGCAGATGTTTCTGGTCAAAATATTAGAAGAACTGGAAATGTAATTAGTCTTAATTATACAGACCAAGCATTTATTACTCAACCATATGCAACAAGAATTGAAAATGTAACTCCTTTTCTTGTAACATATTATAATGGTAGTATTGCTTTAGAACCAACTGCTGATATTTGGGTTTCAACTCAAAAAGCACCTGAACCTAGAGATGTTACAATGGAAGGTTCATTCCAAGCAGTTGCTGATGCAATTCAATCAGATGTAACTACTAATGAAGATGGATTAAGAATTGGTGTAGCACCAACTATGTGGAATTCTTGGGAAACCACTGCTGTAAATGTTGATCTTACTGGAAGACAGCAAACTGAATCATTTGCAGCTGCTTCAAGAAGAAATGGGGGTGAATTTAATAATTTACTTGGGGGATCAGATGCTAATAATAGCACAGTTACATCAACTACTATTGATGGATCAATAAACCTCTCTCAAAATAGAACAGGAATTCAACAAACTGTTACTGAAGTAATTAACACAGAATCACTTGGAGATAGAATTGTAAGTAGAGATATTCTGCACTTTATGAGGCAGAGAAATATTCAATTTACTGGTAGAAGATTAAAACCATTTACATCAGTTTTTGCTTTCTTTGATAGTGTAGATATAAGTAATTTTATTACACCAAAATTGTTAGAAATTAGTATGGTTTCAGGAACCTTCCAAGTAGGTGAAACTGTAACTGGTAGAATGAGATCAACTAGTTTAGGACCAATTAGTGATACTTCTCCTACAATTACCTTTAGAGTTGCATCTTCTAACCACAAATATGGACCTTATAATAATGCGAATGATTTTTATACTGCTAATCCATATCAAAGAGGAGTAACTGTAGCATCAAGTTATAGTCAATCTTCAACTACTTTGAATGTTGATACATTTAGTTTGCAGTCTGAAGAATTTCCACAATTTGCAGGTTTTGTAAGATCAGGAATGATACTTACAGGTGCTAATGGCGCTGAAGCTCTAATTACTGATGTAAACATTATTACTGATAATGTTGGAACTGTAATTGGTTGTTTTAATGTTCCATCTTCTAATGATGACACAACACCTGAATTTATTACAGGTAGAAATGTATTCAGATTATCAAGTAGTTCTTCAAATAGTCTCATAAAAGGTTCCACAACAACTGCTGCTCAAGAAATTTTCTATTCTCAAGGTGATATTGACAATACTGAAGAGGTTACACTCTCACTTAGAAATGCAAGAGTAGAAACTATTGAGGATTCTGACAACAGAACATTGGATAATCAAATAGATTTTGATATTGTTAATAATGTATCACTTAGACCACCTCCACCACCTCCACGACCACCAGATCCCCCAAGAAGAAGTGATCCAGATCCACCCAGACGAGGTGATCCATTAGCACAGACATTTACTGTTGATGATTCTACTGGTGTATTTGTAAATAAAATTGATGTATTTTTCCAATCTAAAGATGATATCTATCCTGTCACTTGTCAGATTAGAGAAACTACTTTAGGTACTCCTAATTCTAAAATTTTAGCATATTCTGAGGTAGAATTAACACCAGATTTTGTTAATATATCTGAAGATGGATCTATAGCTACAACATTTACATTTGAATCTCCAGTATACTTAAAAGGTCATACAGAATATGCATTTATTCTTCTTTCAAGTGTTACATCTTATAATGTTTGGATTTCAAGATTGGGTGAAGCTGATGTAACAACATTAGCATCTGAATCTAGTCAAGTTTTAGTTACATCACAACCAATTCTTGGTTCATTATTTAAATCACAAAATTCAAATGTTTGGACACCAAGTCAATATGAAGATTTGAAGTTTGTATTACACAGATGTGACTTTGTGGGAAGTGGAAATGTTCAATTCTATAATCCAGAACTTCCAACAGATCTTGAATCAATTTCAAGAGATGGAATCACTGCAATATCAAGATCTGTTGGAGTTGGTATTGGAACAACTGTAAATGATAATGATTTAACTTACCCATTGTCAGTTGGCAATAAGGTAACTCAAATTAATACAAATGCATCAGGTACATTAGAAAGATTTTCAGGAATTGGAACTGGTAATCTTATCTTAACTAATGTTGGAAGCGGTTACACCCCATCATCTGGTCAATTTACATTTTCTGGTATTGGTCTTACTTCTCTTACTGGTTCAGGTCAAAATGCAACTGCTAATATCACTGTTAACAATGGAGTAGCAATTGCTGCAACTGTTCTTAATGGTGGTAGAGGATATCAAGTTGGTGATGTACTGCAACCACTTACATTTGGAGTTGATCAATTAGGTGCAAATATGCAACTATCAGTTGGAATAGTATCAGTATTTAATGAAATAATTCTTTCAAATGTTCAAGGTGATTTTTCAACTGATGTGGCTAATTACTTAGTTTATACAAATAATAATGGAAATATAGACAGTATTAATGCTGGTGTTGGTGGCAGTGTAACTCCTAGTGAAATTGATGTTCTTTCAGATGGTCTTCACTTAAAAGTCTTCCAAAGAAATCATGGAATGTATTCTGAAATAAACAGAGTAAAAATTAATTCTGTAGAATCAAGTATTACTCCAACAGCACTTCTTGTTGATTATAGTAAAGATTCTACTGCATCAATTTCCATTGCTAATACATCAAACTTTGGTACATTTGAAAATGTTGGTGTTTCAAACACAAATCCAGGATTCGTTAAAATTAATAATGAAATTATAAAATATGAGGGTGTGACATCTGGTACAGGTGTTTCTGGCACTCTTACTGGTATTGGTAGAGCATTTGAATCAACTGTTCAATCAAGACACACACAAAATGATTTAGTATTTAAATATGAATTTAACAATGTTTCTTTGAGAAGAATTAACACTATTCACAACTTGAATGATTCAACTATTGATGATTCTATTGGTATTGATCAATATCATGTGAAAATTGACATGACTAAAAATGGTACTATTAGAACAGGTGTTGGTGGAACATTTATTCCTAAAACAAATTATCTTTCCTCTGGTATTGGTGGTGGATCTTTATCCAAAGGAACTTATAATCTTCCTTACTCAGTAATTGTACCTAGTGTAACTTCAGCAGTTCCAGAAGGAACTTCAATCAATGGAAGTGTAAGAACTATATCAGAAACATCTGTTTCTGGAACAGAATCTTCATTCATTGATCAAGGTTATCAAGATGTAACATTCATGAAGAAAAATTATTTTGAATCTCAAAGAATGGTTGCATCTCAAACAAATGAAAACGATCTTTTGTCAAATCTACCTGGATCAAAATCATTTACAATGAACATGGATTTGTTATCTTATGATAAAAGATTATCTCCATTTGTAGATTTAGATAAATCTTCAGTTATCTTTGTTTCTAACAGAGTAAATGGTCCTATAGTTAATTTTGCTACTGATTCAAGAGTAAGTAGCATTCCTAATGATCCAAATAGTATGATTTACGTTAGTAAGTTAGTTGAACTTGAAAATCCTGCAACATCATTGAAGGTATTCATTGATGGTTATATTGCCAATACAAGTGATTTAAGAATGTTCTTTGCTCTTAATCAAGAAGTTAATGCTAATGAAACTATTTTCATACCATTCCCTGGTTATCAAAATATTGACACATTTGGTAATGTAATTAATCCTGCAAATAGTGATGCAACTGCAGATAAAAAGATGTTTAAATCTGACAATCTGACACCTGAACCTGCAATAAATGATTTTAAAGAATATATCTTTACAATGGAGAATCTTGCTCCATTCAGATCATTTAGATTGAAAATGATTGGTACTTCTACTAATCAAACAGTTGTTCCACAATTTAGAAATCTTAGGGCAATTGCATTAGCATGAATTTAATACCAGTTGAAAACCAGGATGGTCTCTTTAGAGATTCAACTACTGGTGCCATTGTTAATACTAACAAAAATGAATTTGAAACCTATATAACAAATAGAAAAAGACTCTCTTCTGAGAAGGAGAGAGTTAATTCTCTTGAAGAAAAAGTAGATGATTTAAAAAGTGATCTAGATCAAATCAAATCAATGTTAAGGTCAATAGTTAATGGCTAACAACACAATTACTTTCAATCCAGATTCAAATGCTGCATATGGTGTAAACCTTACCATTTTTGAGGGTGCTGATTTTACTTCAACTTTTGCAGTAAAACAAGAAAATAAATCTGCATTTAATTTATCTGGATATTCATTACACGCTAAGATGAAAAAAAGTGTTTCTATTGGAGCATCTACTGGAGGAATTCAATCAATTTCTGCTAATATAACTAGTGCTTCTACTGGTGAGTTCAATATTTCACTTTCAGATACTATTACAAAAGATTTAAAACCAGGTAGATATTATTATGACATTAATGTTGTTAGTTCAGCATCAACTGTATATAAAATGGTTTCTGGGAATGTAGTGGTGGAGGGAGGTCTATCCATTTCCTAAATATAGGAAAGGATATAGTGTATAATGGCACAACCATCTTCAAGACAAGAATTAATAGATTATTGCTTAAGACAGTTAGGTGCTCCTGTCCTTGAAATTAATGTCGCAGAAGAACAAATACAAGATTTGATGGATGATGCTATTCAATATTTTAATGAAAGGCATTATGATGGTGTAGAAAAAGCATTTCTTAAATATCAAATAACTGCAGAGGATGTAGAGAGAGGAAAAGCAAGGCCACCAGGTGCTAAAAGTCCTACCACTGAAAAAGGAATAGTAAATACAGATGTTGCAACTACTGTTGGAGGAGATGCTACAACATTTAAATTTTATGAGAACAGTAATTATATACAGGTTCCTCCTCAAGTTATAGGCATTGAAAAAATATTCAAATATGATGATGCTCAAGTAGCAAGTAGTAGTAATATGTTTAGTTTCAAGTACCAAATGTTCTTGAATGACATTAACTATTTTGGGAGTATGGATTTACTATCTTATTCAATGTCTATGAGTTATTTGGAAACTATGGATTTCCTTCTTAATACACATAAAAGAATTAGATTTAATATTAGACAAGATAGAATGTATCTTGATGTTGATTGGGACCAATTGAAAGAGGGAGAGTTTATTATTTTGGATTGTTATAGAGCACTTGACCCAAATGATTATTCAAGAGTATTTAATGATCCATTTATTAAAAAATATCTTACAGCATTAATTAAAAAACAGTGGGGACAGAATCTAATTAAATTTACAGGTGTGAAACTTCCTGGTGGTATTGAATTTAATGGAAGACAAATATTTGATGATGGACAAAGAGAATTGGATGAAATAAAAACCCAAATGATGAGTACTTATGAAGTTCCACCTTTTGATCTAATAGGATGATTTCATGCTCAATCCATTCTTTCTAAACAACTCAAAACAAGAGCAGGGTCTCATACAAAGTCTTGTCAACGAACAGTTGAAGATGTATGGGATTGAAATTTATTATATCCCAAGAAGATATGTTAAAAAAGCATCTGTTATTAGGGAAGTAATTCAATCTGAATTTGATAATGCTTATCCTATTGAAGCATATCTTGATAGTTATGAAGGGTATGGTGGTCAAGGCACTTTATTATCAAAATTTGGTATTCAGGAATCTGATGATATGACACTTATTGTGTCAAGAGAAAGATACGAGAATTATATTACACCTCTTATAAAAAATATTCCAAATATTGAATTATCAACTAGACCAAAAGAGGGTGATCTAATTTATTTTCCACTTGGAGATAGATTATTTGAAATAAACTATGTTGAACATGAACAACCTTTTTATCAATTACAAAAAAATTATATCTATACTCTTAAATGTCAACTTTACAGATATGAAGATGAAGTTCTTGATACTGGTGTAGAAACTATTGATGATGAAATAGAACAAATTGGTTACATTCAGACACTTACTCTGATAGGTGTTGCAGTACCAGCAACAGCATCTGTTTCTGGAATTTGCTCAGGTTCTGTAAGAACTGTAGATATAACAGATATGGGTGATGGTTACACATCAACACCAACAGTTTCTATTTCAGCTGCTCCTATAGGAGGAGTGAATGCAGTTGGAATTGCTTCAATGGATTATGGATATATTGGTTGTAATGGTATAAAAGGAACAGGAAAGGTTGTAAGTGTTAAACTCACAAACGCTGGTTGTGGTTATATTGACACTCCAATAGTAACTTTCACTGGTGGAGGTGGTGTAGGAGCAGCTGCAACAATTATTCTTGAAAAAGTTGGAGGGATAAAGACTTTAAATTTAACAAATGCTGGATCAGGATACGTAAGTCCACCCACTGTTGGCATTTCTACTCCTGTTCATGTAGGATCTGCTGCAACTGCTACAATTGGAATTCCAATAAATCCAGGTGCAGGGTCAAGTGTAATTAACACAACTATAAGTGTTGGTATTGCTACTTACCTATTCCCTGGAGGAACTACAGGTGGTGTGTTCTACAAATCTGCACCTGATGTAACATTTTCAACGCCAACAGGAACTGGAGATAATGCAGTTGCTACCGCTACTTTAGATAATTATGATAATACTGGTGGTACAGTTTTATCATTAAACATTACTGATGAGGGTAGATTTTATTCATCAGTGCCTACCGTAAGTATTTCTCATCCTGGAACCAGTTTTGCTGCTGCTACTATTGGTATTGCAGGAACTATTCTTGACCCATCAACTATTGCTTTTAGTACAACAGGAAGAGCATATACATCTTCTCCTACTGTTATTGTTGGAACTGGTGTAGGTACAGAGACACCGTTCCAAACAGCAGTTGGTGTTGCTACAATTCATCCAATCACTGGTGTAGTAACTGCTTTATCATTTAATCAATCTGATCCTTGGGTAGTTGGAACTAGTGCTACTACTGGTATTGGATATACTGTCACACCAACCATATCCTTTAGTGCTCCATCTCCAGTTGTAGCAACTGCAACTGCAGTAATTTCTGCTGGTGGATCAGTAACATCACTTTCAATTGGAAACAGTGGATTTGGATATATTTCAACTCCTACAGTTTCAATATCTGGACCATCTGGATTAGGAACACAATTTACAGCAACTGGTATTGCAACTATTAGATTCAATTCAATTTCTACAACTGGTACATTAGGAGCAGGATCAACTATAATTACTGGAATTAATACTAATGGAATTATAGTTGGTGACAGAGTTAGACTTGGTATTGGTTATAGTGATCTATATAATTTTATTGTAAGTGATTCATTTGTTAATTCTGTTGGAGTATCAAGTTTAACTATAAACAATACATCTACAAACGTAGGAATTGCAACATCAGTATTTGAATTTGGTATTGATAGGTGTGGAGTAGTAACAGCAATTAATATTATAAATGGTGGAGGTGGATACTTGACACCCCCAACAATTACCATTTCAAATGATTCAAGTTTTAAAAATTATATTGACGAAGTTGTTGGTGTTGCAACAGCTATTGGAATTTCTACTGTAAGTATAGCAGGCACTGCAACAATTCATATTATTGATTCTGGTTCTCAATATGTTCTTACTCCAACTATTATATTATCATCTCCCATATCAACAAGCACTGGATCATTTATTTTTAATGAAATTGTAACTGGTTCAAGTTCTGGAACAACTGCAAGAGTAAAAGAATATGATTCTGTAAATAATACTCTTGAGGTTTCACTGGTAGATGGATCATTTACTCCAGGAGAAACAATTGTGGGTTCAGAATCAGGTGCATCACATACTATGAGAATACAAGATAAAAATGATCAAGTTGATCCTTTTGCAGATAATGATAATATTGAAACAAGAGCAGATGACATCATAGATTTCAGTAAGGGCAATCCTTTTGGAATGCCCTAGTTTAAAAACTGTTAAATAGAAGTATAGTTAAATTATAAAAAAATGTTTGAACATTTCTACAATGAAATATTCAGATCAGTTATTATTGCCTTTGGTTCCCTTTTTAATGGAATAGAAGTTCATAAAAAAGATGCTGATAATGATACTTTTAGTATCATTAAAGTACCACTTTCTTATGGTCCTACGCAAAAATTCCTTGCCAGAATGGAACAGCAGGCTGATCTTAATAAACCAGTTCAAATGACATTGCCAAGAATGTCATTTGAGTTTACAGATTTGTCTTATGATCCTAGTAGAAAGGCATCACAGTCCCAAACATTTTTTAAGACTGAATCTGATGGAACAAAGGCTAAAAAAGTTTATCTTCCAGTTCCATACAATATGGGTTTTGAATTGTCTATAATGACAAAGTTAAATGATGACATGCTCCAAATAACTGAACAAATTTTACCATATTTTCAACCATCATACACTCTTCCAATTAAAATGCTTGGTGATTTGAAAGAAACATTGAATGTTCCAGTGCAATTGGAAAATGTTTCTATGGAAGATGATTATGAAGGAAACTTTGATACAAGAAGGGCGTTAGTGTATACTTTTAGATTTGTAGCTAAAACTTACTTATATGGTCCTATAGCAGATGTTACTGATGATATCATTAAGAAGGTTCAAGTTGGTTACGTTGCTGGTCAGAGAGGTCTTAGAGGGACCTCTTATGAAAGAGATGTCACCTATAAGGTTGTGCCAAGAGCAACAAAAGATTATGATGGTTCAGAAATTACAACACTTGCAGAAGATGTAGACGAAACAGAAACTGTAATTACTGTTGCAAATGGTGGATCAGTAACAGCAAAAACATATGTTTATATGGGAGAAGAAGAAATATTTGTTGAATCTATTTCTGGCAATAAACTTACAGTGAAGAGAGCACAAGATAAAACAACAGCAGCTGCTCATGTTCTTGGTGCATCAGTGTATAGTATTACATCAAATGATGCAAACTTTATTGATATAGGTGACAACTTTGGATTTGATGGCAGTATCTCATGACAAACTCAGATAGCAACATTGTTGATGTAACACCTATTGGTAAAGAGAAACCTGCACGTCTTACTAAAGATGATGTAGAAAAAGATTATGAATACACAAGAGGTAATCTTTACTCTATAATTGAAAAAGGACAGGAAGCAATCAATGGCATTCTTGAACTTGCACAAGAAAGTGAAATGCCTAGAGCATATGAGGTTGCTGGTCAATTGATTAAAAATGTTGCTGATGCAACTGATAAGTTAATGACTCTTCAACAAAAACTAAAAGATGTCAATGAAGAACAGATAAGTAAGGGACCAACAACAGTAAACAATGCATTGTTTGTTGGATCTACTGCTGATTTGCAAAAACTATTGAAGAATAACTCATCTGATAAATAATACATCAGGGAGAGAAATCCCAAAGTATTATACTTATAAAATGTCTAAAAAAGAGGATTTGCCGTCAATAAATGATATAGTAGAGGATACTAATCTCCCCTCTTATAAAGATTTTATTGAAAATAACGAAGAACTTCCTTCAGTAGAAGAATATAAGACAGAACCATTAGAAGAAGATAACCAAACAATTGAAAATGCCAATGGTGAAACATTTGCAGAAATAATTGATGTTGTAAAAGCGCCAGAATGGCAAGAATTGTTAACTTTAGTTAACAAAGTAAGAGAAGATATTCCAAAAATACCAGAAATTAAATATTACGATGATGAATTAGGTGACCTAAGTGAAAAAATTACTGAAATTCAAGAAAATTTGTCACGCTTTGATTTAAAAAGCGACAAAATTTATCATTTAGATGCAAAAAATGAAGAATTTGAGGTTAAATTAAATGAAATAGAGTTAAAAATACCTGAAATACCTGAAGTAAGGTACTATGAAGGTGATATTGACTATATTTACAAAAAAATTGACTTAATTAAAGAAGAAATTACCAATCTTCCAGAAGTAAAATATTATGAAAGTGACCTTAAGAATCTTAAAACAAGAATTGAACAAGTTAATGAGAGTATTCCTACCTTTCCTGATTGGGTTAATAAGGTTGAAGAGGTTCCTGACTTTTCATGGATAGGTAAAACCTTTGGAGTCATTGATGATGACTTTAAAAAGGTTCAAGGGCACATTGATCTTATCACAGAAAAAATTAATTTAAGAGTTTCTGAGATTAATGAAACAATTGAAGTAAAAGATTTTGAACAAAGAGTAGATTTAAAAGATCTAAAAGAAAATTATAAGACTACAAAAGATAAAATCGTCAAAGAGTTCAAAGAAGTTGCTTTAAAAATTTATGATCACCATAAAGAATTTAAAGATGATGATAGAAAATTAAAAAAAGCAGTATTAAGTGAGCAAAATAAGTTAAAACAGATTCTCACTAAAGAGATAACTAAAATTAATGAGGAAAGCATAAAAACTGATGAAAAAATCATTGGTTTCTTCAACTCATTAAAAGAAAATGTTGAGCAAAAATTTTCATCATTACCTGAAGTAAAGTATTATGATGATGATATAAAAACACTTAAACAAGATGTAAGATTTGTCAAGGTAAGTGTTAAAAATTGTCTTGAGGATATAAAGAAAATATCTCTTGAGATTAAAAAAACTCAGGTAGAGTTAAGTGAAGGTCTTCTTAATGAACCTCCAAATGAAAAAGAAACTGCTGGAAATCAAACTGATCCATTAACACCTCTTGATCAAAAATTTGCCACTCTTGATGATCTGTCCAAACACTACAGATTGTTTATTAATAGAATCCAAACTCAACTCTCCACTATGGGTGGTGGTGGAGCAGGATTTATAAAAGATCTTGATGATGTTACTTTTGATGGGACTGATGGTCAACTTCTTATATACAATTCATCTACATCAAAATGGGTTGGTATTGCCAGCACAGCAGTTGGTGGTGGAGATGCATCAACATTAGCAGAAAATACAACTGGAACAAACCTTGTACTTTCAGGAAATTTAACTGTTGCTGGAATCGCAACATATGAAGATGTAAGAAATTTAGATTCCATTGGTATTGTTACTGCAAGAAGTGGTATTAATGTTCTTGCAGGTGGCATAACTGCAGTTGGTGTAGTTACTGCTACTAAATTGCATGTTGGTGTTGATACTGGATTTTACAATGAGAATTTAGTTGTAAATGGTGATGCAAGAGTTACTGGTATTCTAACTATCGGTACAGGATCAATTACACTTGACCCTAATGAAAAGAAAATTAGTGGTATTGATGAGATAATTATTGGTACAGGAACCACTGTTAGAATACATCAAGACTCTTCAGGAGAAATTGTTTTTAGTGATAGAGAGGGCAAACAAGCATCTGTTGGAATTGGCACGACAGTTTCTATCAATACAACTGGAATTGTTACTGCTGCTACCCTAAAAGCATCTACTGCGTTTTATCCACCAATTTATACAACAGCACAAAGAGATGCTGGTTCATTTGATGAAGGTGCAATAATTTTTAATACCACATCTAAGAAAATGGAATTTTATGATGGGTCTAATTGGCAGTCACTGCCTGGTATGACACTTGGTCTCACTGTGGCACTTGATGGTTGATAAATAAGAAGAGACCTTTTTATATAAAATGAAAAAGAAGTGTCCAGATGGAAAATATTATTGTTACACTGATGAAGTGTGTAAAGATATCCCTAAGGGGTTTAAGGTAGTTGGACCTGCTGGAATGCTTCGTAAGGAGAATGGTCATTCTATTGATGATGAATCAGAAACCAAAAAGAATGGTAAGAATGGCAATCGTCATTCTAATGGAAATGGTAATGGCAACGGAAATGGTGCTGTCAGTGAAGATTTAAGAAAGTGGTTTGGTTCTGGACCTAAAGGTGGAAAAGGTGGTGGTGGATGGGATAGATACAACACCAAAGGTGAAAGAATTGGAAAATGTGCAAGGGAACCTGGAGAAGGTAAACCCAAATGTCTTTCCAATGAAAAAGCAGCAAAAATGTCTAAGGCAGAAAGAGCTTCAGCTGTGCAAAGAAAAAGAAGACAAGATCCAGTTGCAGATCGTTCAGGTAAAGGAGGAAAACCAATCATGACTTCTAATAAGATAAAAGAAAGTTCTTCACCAATGGTAAGACAAATTCTTGAAAGAATTGAATGTGAGCAGGAGTGGATTCTTGTAGAAAAGAATGTACCTACCAATCCTTCACTCTGGTCAAAATTTAAGTCACAAGCAAGAGCAAAGTTTGATGTATATCCATCTGCTTATGCTAATGGTTGGGCTGCTAAGAAATATAAAGCAGCAGGTGGTAGTTGGAAGACAGCAACTAGTGAAAGTGTAGAATTAGAAGAAAAGAAAGGATGTATGCATAACCATAAAGGGGAGGAGTGTCCTGTTCATGGTGCGAAAGAGTGTCCTAATGAAGATACAATTAAAGAGGCAGTAAGAGTACCTGCTAGAAATGGAAATCTATACCTTGTAGCATTTTCTTGGAAAGGAAAGTATATGATGATGAAGATTTTCTTCCCTGAAATTACTAGACCATCAAGATCTCAAGTTCAAGATGCATTAAATAAAATTTATCCTGGATGTTTTGTTCAAAGATTTGATATTACTCCTTATCAACCTGGTGAACCCATGATTGATGCAGGAATGCAGGAGGCAGCATCATGGACAAAAAAGTCTGGAAAGAATAAAGAAGGAGGATTAAATGAAAAAGGCAGGAAGTCGTATGAGCGTGAAAACCCAGGAAGCGATCTTAAGGCACCTTCAAAAAAAGTTGGGAACCCTCGTAGAAAGAGTTTTTGTGCGAGAATGAGTGGTATGAAGAAAAAACTTACTTCTTCAAAAACTGCAAATGATCCAAACAGCAGAATAAATAAATCATTAAGAGCTTGGAATTGTTGATATAATTTATGACTGATAATGTATATCTTGGCAATCCTAATCTAAAAAAAGTAAATACAAGAATTGAATTTTCTCAGGAAAATATTGAGGAATATTTAAGGTGTCAGGATGATCCTGTATATTTTGCTCAAAATTATGTAAAAATTGTGACTCTTGACCATGGTCTACAACCATTTAAGACCTATGACTTCCAAGAAAAACTTATTAACAACTTTTACAAGAATAGATTTAACATCTGCAAAATGCCAAGACAGACTGGCAAAAGCACAACAGTTATTTCTTTTTTGCTTCACCATGTCGTCTTTAATGACAGTGTTAATATTGGCATCCTCGCTAACAAAGCGTCAACTGCTAGGGAACTTTTAAGTAGATTGCAAATTGCTTATGAAAATCTTCCTAAATGGATGCAACAGGGTATATTATCATGGAACAAAGGATCTTTAGAGTTAGAAAATGGCAGTAAGATATTGGCAGCTTCTACGTCTGCAAGTGCTGTCAGAGGTATGTCGTTCAATATCCTCTTCTTGGACGAATTCGCGTTTGTCCCCAATCACATCGCTGATGCCTTCTTTGCATCTGTTTATCCTACTATTACTTCTGGTAAAAGCACAAAAGTCATCATAGTTTCTACCCCTCATGGTATGAACCACTTCTACAGAATGTGGCATGATGCTGAAAAAGGAATAAGTGATTACATACCAACAGATGTTCATTGGTCTGAAGTCCCTGGAAGAGATGAGAAATGGAAAAAACAAACTATAAAAAACACTTCTGAACAGCAATTTAAGATTGAGTTTGAGTGTGAATTCCTAGGATCTGTTGATACTTTAATTGCACCTAGTAAATTAAAAACTTTCATTTATGATAATCCAATTCAAAGAAGTGCAGGATTAGATGTACATGAACCTCCACAAAAAAAACATGATTATGTAATGACAGTGGATGTAGCTAGAGGAGTTGGTAATGATTACTCTGCTTTTGTTGTTGTAGATATTACAGAATTTCCTCATAAAGTTGTAGCAAAATATAGAAATAATGAAATTAAACCCATGCTATTTCCTAATATAATTTGGGAGATAGCAAGAAAATATAACGATTCATTTATTCTTTGTGAAGTAAATGATATTGGAGATCAAGTTGCAAGTATTCTTCAATATGACCTAGAATATCAAAATTTATTGATGTGTTCTATGAGAGGTAGAGCAGGACAAATTGTTGGTCAAGGATTTTCTGGTTCAAAGACACAACTTGGAATTAAGATGTCCAAAACAGTAAAGAAAGTAGGTTCCTTGAATCTTAAAACACTTGTTGAAGAGGATAAACTTTTATTTAATGATTATGAAATTATATCTGAACTTACAACTTTTATATCCAAACACAATTCATTTGAGGCAGAAGAAGGTTGTAATGATGATCTTGCAATGTGTCTTGTAATATATGCTTGGTTAGTTGCTCAAGATTATTTTAAAGAACTGACTGATCAAGATGTCAGGAAAAGATTATATGAAGAACAAAAGAATCAGATTGAACAAGATATGGCACCATTTGGATTTATAAATGATGGTTTAGATGAAGCAACATTTGTTGATAATGATGGAGATAGATGGTATACTGATGAATATGGCGACATGTCTCATATGTGGGATTATAGATAATGAAGTGTAAAGTTGAACTATACAAAGCAGGCACAGTCTTTGAAGAGATTGTAATTGCTAGAGATTACAAAGATGCTAGGGAAACTGCTTTGGCAAGAAATCCTGGTGCAACTGTTATGGGAGTCACTGCAGTATTTAAATGAAAATAACACCTGAAACATATGAAAAGATGAACGAAGAGTTTATTAAAGATAATACTCCTTTTAGAATTGTTGTACCTACACAGGAGGCAATTGATAAATGGCAAGCACAACCAGCACCTTCATATTCAGTACCACCTCAAGTAGATATGGTTAGTAAGCAATGGGAAAAACTTGGTGTATTTTCTATTGAAGAAAGAGAGCAATATAGGAAAAATAACAGTGGACTTTGATGAACAGATAAAACTTGGTCATCTTTTATTAGATTTAAGAAAATGTAGATCTTGTGGAGAAGAAAAAAATTTAATAGAATCATTTTACAGAACAAGAAGAGACAGAGGTCCATCACTTTCATCATATTCTTATGAGTGTAAAGAATGCACCATAAAAAGAATTATTGACAGTAGAAAAAATAAACCACATACAGATTGGCAATACCCAGATTGGTAATGTTCATGCATAGTTTCCCCACTGAAAACACTAGAAACAATAAATATTTTTAGTTAATCTGAGGATTAGGAGAAAAACATGGCAACTCCGCAATTATCTCCAGGGGTTCTGGTCAGAGAAGTTGACCTTACTGTTGGAAGAGCTGATAATGTAACAGATAATATTGGTGCGATTGCAGCTCCATTTAAAACTGGACCTGTTGAGGAAGCAACTTTAATTTCAAGTCAAGGACAACTTATTGATGTGTTTGGTAAACCCCAAGCATCAGATAATCATTATGAATCCTGGATGACAGCATCAGAGTTCTTAACATATGGTGGGGCATTAAGTGTAGTAAGAATTGATGGATCTAACCTCAATAATGCTAATGCTGGAGTTTCTATTGCTTCAACCACAGTAAAAATTAAAAATTATGATGATTATGAAAATAATTATTCAACAGCAACTGATTGGTTCTATGCATCCAGAACACCTGGAGAACTTGCAACTAATCTAAAAGTTTGTTTTATTGATAATGCTGCTGACCAAACTGTTGGAATTGCAACAATTGCCTTAACTGGTGGAGCACAAGATATAAAAGTTGGATATGGTGTTACAGTTCAAATAACCAATGCAACTGTTCCAGGTGTTGGAACTACATCAACATTTACTGGAATGTTGAAAGGAATTGTGACAGGTGTCAGTACACAGTCTAGTGCTGCTGCTGGTAACAGTACAGTTGATATTAGAATTGTATCAAGAGTATCATCTGCTTCAACAGACACTGGAACAGTATATGATATTAATTATGAAAGAGGAAATGAAGGAGCATCAATTCCTGCATCTAGTGTTGTAAGATTTGTAAACAATTCTGGAATTAACACTGGAACTACTTTAACTGCTGCAACATCTGTTGATTGGTATGACCAACAGACCCTAGGTCTTACAAACTCAACTGTTTTTTGGAAGAATCTGGCACCTAAACCAGTTACTAACCAATATGCTAATAATAGAAGTTCAAGAAATGATGCACTGCACGTAGCAGTTGTTGATGATACAGGAACTGTAACAGGTATTCAAGGTAATATTCTTGAAACAAATCTTTTCTTATCTAAAGCACTTGATTCTTTAGCTGATGGTGATTCACCAGTTAAAAATTATTATAAGAGTTATCTTGCAAATAATTCTCAATACATTTTTGTAGGTGCTAATGGTGGAACAACTTTTGATGCAGTAAACAACAAAGAACCACAAGCAAGTGGATTCTCATCTGGATATGTAAAAGTAACTTTAGGTGCTGGTGCTTGGGGTCTCAATGCTCAGGGAGTTCAATTTAATGCATTAGGTAATGTAAGTTACACATTAAAAGGTGGTGCTGATTATGGTGCAAATGGTGGAATGAATGGATCTCTTGGTGACATTCTTACTGGATATAATCTTTTTGAAAATAGTGACGAAGTAAGAGTTGACTACTTACTCATGGGAGCATCACAATCATCTGAACTAGAAACTCAAGCAAAGGCAAATCTTTTGATTGCTCTTGCTGAAGGAAGAAAGGATTGTTTGGCAGTCATTTCTCCACATAGAGGTAATGTTGTTAATGTAAACAACACTACATCTCAAACTGCTAATATATTGAATTATTATTCAAAAATTAATTCTTCTTCTTATGCAGTTCTTGATAGTGGTTACAAATACGTTTATGATAGATTTAATAATGAATTTAGGTATATTCCTTTAAATGGTGATGTTGCTGGTATTATGGCAAGAAATGGACTTGAAAACTTCCCTTGGTTCTCACCTGCAGGTGCTCAAAGAGGTGTAGTTAACAATTCAATTAAACTTGCATATAATCCAACTAAATCACAAAGAGACTCACTCTATAGTGCAAGAATTAATCCTGTTATCAATCAGCAAGCCTCTGGCGCAATGCTTTTTGGTGATAAGACAGCACTTTCTTATAAGTCTGCCTTTGATAGGATTAATGTAAGAAAACTCTTCTTAACTGTTGAAAGAGCACTTGAATCTGCTTCTAATAGTCAACTTTTTGAACTTAATGATGATGAAACAAGAGCAAACTTCTTTAATATTGTTGAACCATACTTGAGAGATATTCAATCCCAAAGAGGTATTGAAGACTTTAAAGTTATCTGTGATGAAACAAATAACACCCCCGCAGTCATTGACAACAATGAGTTTAGGGCTGACATCTTTATCCAACCAGCTAGATCTATCAATTATGTCACATTGACATTTGTTGCCACAAGAAGTGGTATAGAGTTCAATGAAGTGATTGGGTAATTTAAATAATATAAAATAATCAAGAGGTAATCAACAATGGCAAACAGTTTAACCACCAAAAACCTTCAAGGTTTTAAAACTAGATTAAAGGGCGGTGGTGCTCGCCCCAATCTATTTGAGGTATCAATCCCCACATTTCCAACTGCAGTTACTGAATCAAGTCAAGCTAATTGGAATGTCAGCAGAAATAATGAACTTAGGTTCCTTTGTAAAGCTGCACAACTTCCTGCTTCAACAGTTGCTGAAGTTCCTGTTCCTTTTAGAGGTAGAATTTTAAAAGTCGCTGGAGACAGAACTTTTGAACCTTGGACTATTACTATCATTAATGATGAAAACTTTAGAATGAGGTCTTCTTTTGAAGCTTGGATGAACACAATTAGTGATTTGAGTCATGCTACTGGAGTTACAAATCCTACTTCGTATATGACTGATGCTTATGTTTATCAGTTAGGAAGAGGATCTACTAAAAATGCACAAACTCATTCTGAAGGTAATCTAAATCAATCAATTCTAAGAGCTTACAAGTTCCTAGATGTCTTCCCAACTGAAGTATCTTCTATTGATTTAAGTTATGATTCATCTGATACTATTGAAGAATTCTCTGTAACTTTACAGGTACAAGAATTTAAAATTGGTATAGGTGAAGATGGAAGATCTGATTCTAAGACTGGTAAAGATAAGGAGATAGTATAAAATGAATAAATAACTAGACATAAGTCTAGTTTTTAATATAATGGCCAGATTATTTGGTTTCTCAATTGATGATAACGAGAAGCAACCACCAGGACTAATATCTCCAGTTCCTCCTAACAATCAGGATGGATCTGAGAATTATGTTAGTTCTGGTTTTTTTGGTTCTTATGTAGATATTGAAGGTATTTACAAGAATGAAAATGATCTTATTAGAAGATATAGATCAATGTCACTATATCCTGAATGTGATAGTGCAATTGAAGACATAGTTAATGAAGCAATTGTAGCAGATACTAATGATTCACCTGTAGAAATTGAACTTTCAAACCTTAATGCAAGTGATGGTATAAAGAAAAAAATTAGAGAAGAGTTTAGATTTATTTTAGATCTTCTAGATTTTGATACTAAAGCACATGAAATTTTTAGAAATTGGTATATTGATGGTAGATTATATTATAATAAAGTAATTGATCAAAAAAATCCTACAGAAGGAATTAAAGAACTAAGATATATTGATGCATCTAAGATGCGTTTTATTCGTCAAATTGTAAAAAAGAAAGGTGATGGTGTTTTTATAAAACAAGAACAACCAAATCAATATGATTTTCCAGAAATTGAAGAGTATTTTGTTTATACTGAGGGACAGAAAAAAACTGGATATGGAACACAAGTATCAAGCAATGGTGTTAAATTAACAAAAGATTCTGTTTGTTATTGTACCTCTGGATTAGTTGATAGAAACAAGGGATTAACTCTTTCTTGGTTACATAAATCAATCAAACCACTCAATCAACTCATGATGATTGAGGATTCTCTTGTCATCTACAGACTTTCAAGAGCACCAGAACGTAGAATTTTTTACATTGATGTTGGCAATCTTCCTAAGGTAAAAGCAGAGCAATATCTGCGTGATGTAATGACTCGTTACAGAAATAAACTTGTCTATGATGCAAACACAGGTGAAATTCGTGATGATAAAAAACATATGTCCATGATGGAAGACTTCTGGCTTCCTAGACGTGAAGGTGGTAGAGGGACTGAGATCACTACACTTCCAGGTGGACAAAATCTTGGTGAGATTACTGATATCAATTACTTTCAAAAGAAGTTATATAGAGCACTCAATGTACCTGAAACTAGAATTCAAGGAGAGGGTGGTTTCTCACTAGGAAGATCATCTGAAATTCTAAGAGATGAAATCAAATTCTCCAAGTTTGTTGGAAGAATGAGAAAAAGATTCTCCCACATGTTCCAGGATCTTTTAAAGACACAACTTATTCTAAAAAATGTTGTAACTCCTGAAGATTGGGAGTTAATGTCTGATCATATTCAGTATGATTTTCTCTATGACAATCACTTTGCTGAACTCAAAGAGGCAGAACTTACTACTGAAAGAATTAATCTAGCAACTTTGGCAGAACCTTATGTTGGTAAGTTTTACTCTAATGATTATGTAAGACGTAAAATTTTACGCCAAACTGATCAAGAAATTATTGAACAGGATGCATTGATTGAAAAAGAAATTAAGGATGGTATTATTCCTGATCCAAGTCAAATGGCAATTGATCCAATGACTGGTCAACCAATTCCACCTCAACCTGGTGATACATCTGGTGGTTTAATGGGTGCTACACCCCAAGCTCCAGAGGTAGAAGAAAAGAAATTTGAAACACCCACAGGTGGGGAAATATAAATAAACATATTATATCTTATACAAAATGGATGAATTAATGGATTTGTTGGTGAAAGATGAATCACCAAATCAAATCAGCGATAAAATTAAAGATATTTTGTTTGCAAAGACTGCTGATAAAGTAACTGATGCAAGACCAAATATTATGAATTCAATCTTTGATGGTGATCAACCTGAAGAACAACAATCAGTTGAACCAGAGGTTGAAATTTCTTCTGATGAAGAAGAAAACTAAATACATAATACAGGTCTATTGTAATTCAAAGAAATGGCGAGCGCATTAAAACCAGTTGGTTCTGGACAAGTCATATCAACAAGTGGTACAGCAGCTGCTTCTGCTGCATTTAAACAACAAACTGATACTCTCAGGGTTGTTGCAGAGGGAGCAGGTGTTCATGTTGCAATAGGAACTCTTCCAGTTGCAGTTGCAACTGACATATATGTTCCTGCTGAGGGTGGTGATGAAAAAATTAGTCTTGGTCCAGTTGCTTCACAAGCAGTTATTGGCATTACAACAGGCACAACAACTATTCTTGATTTTCCTGAAGGAACAGGTTGTCCTTTTGGAGAAGGAAATGCTGTTTCCCTTACTGTGGATGGACAATCATATTATGATTTTGAACATAAAATTTTAAGCAGTATTAATCAAACTGCAGGTATTGGTGGATTTTTTGCAACAAGGGTAGTGGTTGATCATGATTCAAGTGGCATTGTCACTGCAGTAAATGCACCATATGCTGAATTGAGAAGATCAATCAAAATATCTTTAAAAACTAACGCTGGCACTGGAACAGCATTCATTCAACAAGTACAAGTTTCCTGAGGAAAAATGAAACTAATCAGAGAAGAAATCGAATCAGTTGACTTTCTTGTAGAAAGTGTAGGTGGCAAAAAGTCAATGTTTATTGAAGGCATCTTTTTACAAGGTGATCTTCAAAACAGAAATGGTAGAATGTATCCTATGAATGTCCTTAGAAAGGAAGTTCAAAGATACAATGAGAATCATGTAAAGGCTGGTAGAGCATTAGGTGAACTGGGACACCCAGAAGGACCTACTGTTAATCTTGATAGAGTATCACATAAAATTGTTTCATTGAGAGAAAGTGGAACAAATTTTATTGGTAAAGCAAAAATTTTAAATACACCAATGGGCAAGATTGCTCAAAATTTGATTGATGAAGGTGTAAAACTTGGTGTATCATCAAGAGGAATTGGATCACTTAAAGCAACCAGAGAAGGTGTAAATATTGTTGGTGATGATTTCATGCTAGCAACTGCTGCTGATATTGTAGCTGACCCTTCTGCTCCAGATGCCTTTGTTGAAGGCATTATGGAAGGAAAAGAATGGGTGTGGGATGGTGGTATTTTAAGAGAAAAACTTGCTGCCAAAACATACGCTGAGATCAATACTTTGGTTGATCAAAAGCAACTTGATGAGAAAAAATTGAATGTATTCAATAATTTTCTCAATAACCTTTGACATCAAAGGTTTTAATTTATAAATAAATATAGTTTAAGACAGGTAATCGGAGAGTTCAAATGTCTCGTGGAGATTTACAAGAAATGGAAGTAGGCACTAAGCAATCCAAGACTGCGGTCAATTCTGGTGCTAAGGCTGGTGATACAATGGATACTTCATTAGCAGGATCTTATGAAGATCTTGGTGGTCCAACACCAGAAAATTACAAAACAGATGATGACTCTGCTAAGATCAGAGAACCTAAGATTAAGACCGTAAAAGACGTTGTTAATAAAGGTGCTAAACCTGCTGATTCAATGCAAAAAATGTCTAAAGAAGAAACTGAATCTACTGATGAAGTTGTTTCTGAGGAAGAAGTTGCTGAAGATCAGGAAGTTGTATCTGAAACAACTGAGGAAGTATATGACATGGATGAAGATGTCAATGCACTCTTGGGTGGTGAAGAACTCTCCGAAGAGTTTAGAGAAAAAGCAAAGGTTGTCTTTGAAGCTGCTCTAAATTCTAAAGTAAAAGAAATCCAGGAAAACCTGGAAACACAATATCAGTCACAACTTGATGAAACTAAAGAAGAACTTAAAACTACTTTAGTTGAAAGAGTTGATTTATATCTTGAGTATGTCTGCGAAGAGTGGATGTCTGAGAATGAACTGGCTGTAGAACATGGTATTAAATCTGAAATGACTGAGAGTTTCCTCTCAGGTATGAAGGATCTTTTTGAAGAACATTATGTAACAATCCCTGAAGACAAATATGATGTGCTGGAAAGCATGGTAGAAAAACTTGATGACATGGAAACCAAGCTCAATGAGCAAATTGATAAGAATATTGGTCTGAACAGAAGACTTGCTGAGTCATCTGCACAAGGTATTCTTGATCAAGTTTCCTCTGGTCTCGCTGAGACACAGAAGGAGAAGCTCGCCTCACTTGCAGAAAGTGTGGAGTTTGAAAGTGAAGAAGAATATCGTGAAAAGCTGGAAACTCTGAAGGAGTCATACTTCTCCAGAACAGCTCCTGCTGCAAAGACCCAATCATCTCAAACTCTCTCTGAGGGTGTAGATAGCACCACTAATCCTGTTTCAGGAACTATGGATGCTTATCTGAGATCCATGGGTGCTTTCAAGCAAAACTGAATTTAATATTAATTCAAACAAACAATCACTAAGGTAAAC